GCATCTGACTTTGCAAGAGCAAAACAAACAGTGAGGAAAAAATAATGGCAAGAGCACCAAAACACAGCAAAAGAATGAAAGAAAATTTACAAAGAGCTAGATATAATCGTGCAATGAAAGCAAAAGCAATGGAGAGAGTAAAAAAATTTGATAAACTGCCAGATTCACAAAAAAAAGCAAGAGGCATAGCAAGAGGTAAAAAATAATGACAAAACTTTGTCCAAGAGGTAAAGCCGCAGCAAAGCGAAAATTTAAAGTGTATCCGTCAGCATATGCTAACGCCTATGCTAGTAAAATTTGTGCAGGTAAAATCAAAGATCCTTCTGGAGTAAAAAGAAAAGATTTTAAAGGACGAAAGCCAGCTATGGTTGGTGGTATGATGAAACGTGCATCTTATATGGGTGGTGGATTAACTGAGGCTACTCAAAGATTAAAAAGACAAGGTTTAAAAAAAGGTTCTGTGGCTAGAGGCTGTGGAGCTATCATGTCAGACAGAGCTAAAAAAACAATAATGGTATAGTGCCATGGCAAAAAATGGTCTTGATAAATGGTTCGCACAAAAATGGGTAGATATTGGGAGCAAACGAAAAGATGGTTCGTTCGCCAAATGTGGCCGTTCAAAACAAAAAAAGGATGCGAAACGAAAGTATCCAAAATGCGTCCCACTTGCCAAAGCCACACGGATGAGCGACTCGCAAAGGGCGAGTGCTGTCAAACGAAAAAGAGCAGCGGGTAATACAGGACCTAAACCTACAAACGTAAAAACATTTACTAAAAGAACAAAAGCAAAAGAAGGTGGAGCTATGAATTCAATGATGAAACAAGCTCAAAGAAATTATACAGGAAGTTATGTGTCAGGAGATTTAGGAGGAGTAAGAGTAGGAAATAAATCTTATCAAAAATATTATTCTAATCCTGGTTTTAAAATGCCAAAAATATAATGAGAAGAGAAGACAAACAACCACCAAAAACTAAAAAGTATTTCAGGCCTACAAAGTCTGGAGCAGGGATGACTAAAGCTGGGGTCGCCCGATATAGAAGAGAAAATCCTGGCTCTAAACTAAAAACAGCGGTCACTGGCAAAGTCAAACCAGGATCCAAAGCTGCTAAAAGACGTAAATCATTCTGTGCGAGATCACTTGGACAAATGAAAAAATTTCCAAAAGCCGCTAAAGATCCTAACTCAAGACTAAGACAGGCCCGTAGAAGATGGAAATGTTAAAGGAGAAAATATGCCATTAAAAATGTATAAACCTAAATCTACAAAAAGAGAAGAAGGTGCAACAAAAGCTCGAGCAAAAAAAATGGGTGGCGGTATGATGATGGAAAGACCTGGAATGAAAAAAGGTTCTATACCACCACAACTTAAAAAATATGTCATGGCTAAAAAGAAAAAAGCCAAAATGAAAAAGAAAGCATAATGGTTAAGAAAATAAAAAAAGTTGCTAAAGCTTTAAAAAAAGCTTCTGCTTTACATAAGAAACAAAGTAAAGTTATAGAGAAGCATATTAAGGAGATGAAACGTGGCGGATCCAAAAAAAGGTACGGGTAAAAAACCCAAAGGGTCTGGACGTAGACTTTATACGGATGAGAATCCAAGAGATACTGTCCGTATAAAATTTGCGACACCATCAGATGCGAGAGCAACTGTTGCAAAAGTTAAACGTGTAAGTAAACCTTTTGCAAGAAAAATACAAATACTAACAGTAATGGAGCAACGAGCTAAAGTAATGGGTAAAAACCAGGTTGCTTCTATTGCAAAGAAAGGAAAAGATGCAATTAGAAAACGTCATAACAAAACTACTTAGGTTCATAAACACTAGAGTAGAAGCTTTATCTATATCAGTCACATCCGGTAGTGTTGACAATATGGAAAAGTATAGGTATATAATAGGACAAATAAATGCCTTAGAGGCAACAAGACAGGAACTCTCTAACCTGCTAGAAGATAAGGAGCAAAATGGAAAAGGAACAGTCATCGATATTAACACCAAACAATGATCTTATTGGTGTAAAAAAATCAAAAAAAGAACCGAAGTTACCAAAACCAACGGGGTGGAGGATTTTAGTTTTACCTTTTAAGATGAAAGAGAAAACTAAAGGTGGTCTTCACTTAGCTGAAACTACTTTAGAAAGACAACAAGTTGCATCTCAGGTTGGTTTGATACTAGCTATGGGTCCGGATTGTTACAGGGACAAAGAAAGATATCCGGATGGTCCATGGTGCAAAGAGAAAGATTGGGTTATGTTTGCAAGATATGCAGGTAGCCGAATAAAAATAGATGGTGGGGAAATGCGTCTGCTAAATGACGATGAAATTTTAGCAACAATTGATAGTCCAGAGGACATCTTGCATGAGTTTTAATCATAGGAAGGAGTAACTATGCCAGAAGAAGAAAAAAAAATGGTACCCATCGATACATCAGGACCTGATGCTACGATTGATATCGAAGAACAAAAAGACGAGTCAGTAGTTGATACTGAAGCGCCGGAACAAGAAACAACAGAACAAGGAACAGATAAGACATACGAAAATGAAAGAGAAACAAAGTTAGATGATAATAAATTAGAAGATTACAGTAAAGGTGTACAAGCTCGTATTGCGAAACTAACTCGTAAAATGAGAGAGGCAGAAAGAAGAGAAAAAGCTGCCGTTGAATATGCACAAGCTGTAGAACAGAAAAGACAAGTTTTAGAAAAAAAATTTGAAAAAACTGATTCTGATTATATTAAAAAATTTGAGTCTACTATTTCATCAGGAATGGAAGCAGCACAAAAAGAATTAGCTGCAGCTATTGAAGCTAATGATGCAGCAGCTCAAGTTGAAGCAAACAAAAGAATTGCAACACTCGCGTTTGAGAATGCAAAACTAGAGCAAGCTAAAGAAGGCAGAGAAACAGAAATTGAAAAACCTGTAAAAACATTGTCTCAAGGTGGAGATGTAAATATTCCTCAAAGAGATGATCCAATTAACCCAGATCCTAGAGCCGAAGCATGGGCTGCTAAGAATTCTTGGTTTGGAACAGATAGGGCAATGACCTACACTGCTTTTGAGATACACAAGGATTTAACTGAAAAAGAGGGGTTTGATCCTAGTTCTGATGAATATTATGCGGAAGTTGATAAAAGAATACGAGTTGACTTTCCACATAAATTTGGTACAACCGAAACTAAGCAATCGGCCGCCCCTGTTCAGACAGTGGCTTCTGCTACAAGAAGCGTAAAGCCTGGTCGCAAAACTGTGAAACTCACTTCTTCACAGGTAGCAATAGCTAAAAAATTAGGAGTGCCACTTGAAGAGTACGCAAAACAATTAAAAAACACGGAAGGAGCGTAAAATGGAAAAAGATAACAAAACTTCACGTGCGAGCCAGACACGGTCAAAATCTGAAAGACCTAAAGTGTGGGTTCCACCATCTGCTCTAGATGCACCCCCTGCACCTGATGGATTCAGGTATAGATGGATAAGAGCTGAGGTACAAGGCTACCAAGATACGAAAAATATAACTGGACGTATAAGAGAAGGTTATGAATTAGTTCGTGCTGAGGAAGTTGAGAACGCAGATGATTATCCAGTCGTTGAAGACGGCAAATACAAGGGAGTGATTGGGGTCGGTGGCCTTCTTCTTGCGAAGGTACCAGTCGAGATCGCGAAGCAAAGACAAGCGTACATGTCTCAAAGACATGAAGAACGAAGTCAAGCAGTAGAAAACGATCTTATGAGGGAGCAGGATAATAGAATGCCTATCAATGTTGAAAGGCAATCTCGTGTAACCTTCGGTGGTACTAAAAAGTAATTTTAAAATATCACTGAATTAAATCAACCGTACTGGAGGCCCTTTCGGGGGCAGGTACATAAAGGAGTGAAACTATGGCAAATAGAAACACACAAGGTTTTGGTTTAATTCCTGCTGGCGTAATGGGTCAAACACCTGCTACGAGCGGTCAGGGTAAATACAAAATCGATGCTGGTTATGCTACGTCATTGTTCCAAGGTTCTGCAGTCAGACTTGACAATGCAGGCGGTGCTAACACTAACCCTGGCTACATTATCACAGCGCAAGCAGCTATCACTAATCACACGATTGGTGTTCTAAATGGAGTTTTCTTTAACGCGGCTACGACTAACAAGCCAACTTTTCAAAACTTCTACACACAAGTAACTCCAGCAAACAGTGAAGACATAACAGCGTTTGTAATAGACAATCCGTTTCAACAATACGTTGGATCGGCTGATGCAGCAGTTGCTCAATCTAACATCGGAAGAACAGTTGGATTGACAGTTACAGCAGCAGGTTCGACATCAAGTGGACAGTCTAGTTCAGAGCTGACTATCGGAACTATTCACAACATTAACAACCAATGGAGATTGTTAAGAGTAGCAGAAGATCCTGAAAATGAGGATATTACTGCAGCTAACGCATCTTACGTTGTAATGGCTAACAAGAGTGAGTACTTCGGTACAGGAACTGTTGGACAATAATAGGAGCAAATAGAAATGGCAATATCAAGAGCACAACTAGTTAAAGAACTAGAACCAGGCCTAAATGCACTATTTGGGCTGGAATATAAAAGGTATGAAAATCAGCATGCTGAAATTTATACTAACGAAAACAGTGACAGAGCTTTTGAAGAAGAAGTAATGTTATCTGGTTTCGGAAACGCACAAGTGAAAGGTGAAGGTGCAGGCGTATCTTTTGACGAAGCACAAGAAACTTTCACAGCTCGTTACACTCACGAGACCGTGGCTTTAGCGTTCGCGATTACTGAAGAAGCAATCGAGGACAATTTGTATGACAGACTTGCGTCTAGATATACAAAAGCTTTAGCAAGATCTATGAGCAATGCAAAACAAGTAAAAGCAGTCGAGCCTTTAATTAATGGTTTACCAGGTGTAAACACTTTCTTATCAGGCGACGGCGAATCTTTATTTGGCACTGCTCACCCTACAATAGCAGGTACTTTCCAAAATACCTTGACTGTTCAGGCTGATCTTAACGAAACTTCATTAGAAAATTCGTTGATTCAAATCGCGAAAATGACTGATGAAAGAGGTCTTAGAGTTGCAGCAAGAGGAGTGAAAATGATCATTCCTTCGGAGCTTCAGTTTACAGCTGAGAGATTGATGAAATCTCAAGGTAGAACTGGAACAGCTGACAACGATATAAATGCAATCGTTTCAATGGGAATGGTTCCTCAAGGATACAGAGTGAACAATTACCTAACTGATTCAGATGCGTTCTATATCTTGACAGACGTACCTAACGGTATGAAAATGTTCACAAGAGCTCCATTGACAACTGCAATGGAAGGTGATTTCGATACTGGCAATGTTAGATACAAAGCTAGAGAAAGATACTCATTTGGAGTATCAGACCCTAGAGGTATCTTCGGCGTTGAAGGTGCGTAACATCTAATTTATGTGGCGGGACACAGTCTCGCCACATTCATAAAATAGAAAGAAAAAATGCCCATTAAACAATTCAGAGTACAAATTTATGCATATCAAATGCACGCTGATTTTGTTATAGAAAGTGTAGATGGACCATTAGATATCGAAAATGCCATAGTTGACAAACTAGGAAAAAAAGATATAAAATGGGATTATCTTGGAGAAATGAACGATCCCAAGATTAAACGAATAACCTATGAGGAGGTTATCGATGGAGAACATGATGCAACATCTAGAGGACCTTTACACAAAGAAGAGAGGTCTGGATCTCGAATGGGAACAGGAGCATCTTAAAGAGGGTAGATATACTCTCAATATGGTTAAAATTGACAGAAAAGTCAGAGATGTAATTAGCCATATAAAAATTGCAGAAGCTCAAAAAGAGCATATGCGAAATAAGATAGAAGCTTCTCAACCACAAGTTTCTGTAGCAACTTAATAAAAAGCTACATCGTTGGAAAAATCCAATCCACATTATAGGCCCTCTTGCGCTCTACTTAAATCTAGTATATAAAAAACACACTATACAATTAATCAGAACGTAGACGAGTATAGTCGACGGCCTAGAGACTACGTTCGGAATC